TATTCAGTCTGGAGCGATGACCGAGTGGCCGAAGGTGCTCCCCTGCTAAGGGAGTATGGGGTTTATAGCCTCATCGAGGGTTCGAATCCCTCTTGCTCCGCCAAAACCTGGGTTCACAACTTGCTCAGCCTTGTTGTGACCCCGCCAGAGCCCCGCACCACGCGGGGCTTTGCGCTTTTGGCTCCGAACCACACCAACGGCGCTGGGCCGAAAAAGCCGTCTCAAACCCCGTTTGTCTCAAAACCTCATGACTTTTTTGGTCTAGGTTCGGAGGTCGGAGTTTTTGGATTTTTGGGAAAAAGCTGTGAACCTCGACGGATGTTTTTTTAGTGGTGAAGATGGGCTAGCTTTACCAACCCTTGTTCAACAGGTCCTTAACCGACATCGGATCTAAAACCGTTGCACAAGTCTCCCAGTCAGCGTCTTCAACCTTGCTGTACTTCGCATCAAATGGGTTGCGAGTAGCTGTTGTGCGATCAATTAGCTGATTCGCCGACTCTCGATCATTGAGGGCTACTTTTACCCAGACGTCCTCGAGCGTGTCAGGTATCTGCCCGAATAGCCCGTGTATCGCTTCCAGCCGGTCTGCAAGTACCTGATGCACTCGATCTTCAACTGAGTCACGATAGCGTAGGTTTGCAATCCAAATTTCATTGCGGGCTTGTCCAATGCGTTGGATACGACCCTTACGTTGTTCCAGTCGAGTTGGGTTCCATGGCAAGTCAATGTTGATCAACGTACCAAGTCGCTGCAAGTTCAAGCCCTCAGATGCGGCATCTGTGCCGAGTAGTAGTTGTAGCTCACCCTTGCGGACCCGGTCTTTTAAAACATTGCGATCACACCTTTGAAATTTTCCATTTCGCCAAAAACCTGACCTGTTGCTGCCAGCGTAAAGACCAATGTCCATAGAGGCAAACTCTGCTCGCTTCACCATCTGTTCCCCTATCCAACGAACTGTGTCGTAGTACTGTGAGAAAAGGATGCAGCCCAAATCCAACCAACGCTTTGTTGTGCCGGGTTGTGTTCCCAGAAGATAGCCAATCAAAGCATCAAGCTTTGGATCGTTGTTACCCCCTTCGCGTAAAAATTTAAGGCAGCGGCTCAAGGATTCAATCTCAGGCCCAGTGAAATCCTTAAAGTCACTTGCTCCCTGGGGTGGCCGACCGAGTTGCTGAGGCGATTCATCTTCGAGTTCTTCATCGTCTTCGAACTCATCTACTTGCTCATCAGCTTCTTCGCCAAGAAGTTTCGCAACGGTTCGTCGACCCGCTTCCATTGAGCTACCCATACGCCTCAAGAGAAGTGTTTTGAAAAATCCAGCCCCTTTGACGCGCTGTTGGAGGAGCATTGAAAACACTTCAGCCTCTTCGTAGGCTTCCCGAAGATAGCCGCCAAGCACTAAAGCATCTTTATCCTCTTCGCCAAACAACTTCACTGCAACCTTTGGCAGAAAATACCCTCCCGTTGCAGGATTGATCGTCGCCTCTAAATAAGCCCGAGTGCGTCGCACAATGCAGCGCAGCATTGGGTTGTAGGTTTGGCCGTATGTTGGTAGTAGTCCATTTTGAAGTTGGACGCGCTGAGTAGCCTTAGATAGATCACCCAAGCTTTCAGGCCGGAACTGCCACTTGGTGTCACTTGCATTTAAGCTGCGGCGAATCTTGTCAAAGGCGGCATCCTCAAACTTGGATGGCAAAGGGTCACGTACAAACTCCCAACCAGCATGCAGATCACCAGTGGGAATCAATGCTTCACCAGTTGCAATTTCGAGGCACTTGCTTGCCTTGAACCATGGGCTGCTTTGCGTCCAGCCCCCAAGTACGCCATCATTGCCTTGAGACAAGATATGCAACAAGTCCCACGCTTCAACCGGGTGCAATTGCACAGGGGTGGCAGTTGCCAACAGCATGCTCTTTGTTTTTGTCGCTATCACTGACAAAAAAGCCATCAACTTGTTGGGGTCAGCCTTTTCATCAATCTCATCCGCTTTGGCATCGACCTTGGGGACTTTACGTCTCCGGGCACGATGAGATTCATCCACAATGACGCAGCTGTACTTGCGGCTCAGTAATTGGTTAAGTGCCTCAGGTTGTCCCCGCACCACCAAACCCTGCGATACCAGTCCGATTTTTCTTGGGCATTTTCCAAGCGACTTTGCACCATCTGAGGGGTACTCAACGTCGTTCTCATCCACCCATCCTTTGCCACTCCAACGAGCAGATGGCAGCAGTAGCAACTCCATCAATTCATCTTGCCATTGCTGCAGTAGAGGCTTTGGAGCAAGCACAAGTATCGGCCCACCATCGGGGTCGTCTAATGCGATAAGCAGAGCTGCCATCGCAAGTTGGATCGTTTTTCCAAGACCAACCTGATCTGCAAGAACCAGTCGCGCGCCGCCAAGTCTGTGCCGCTCTAAGGCCAAACTGGCAAAATATTTTTGATGTGGCCAGAGCCCTTGCTCTTTGCGGTACACCGGCGTCTCAATAGCCACTGACGCAGCGACAGTTGTGGCATCGGGAATTGACTTCAACTCCGCAGGCGTAATGACCTTGCGTGCAATGATGCGCTGCAAATCTTGAGTGATAAAAGGACAGCAGGCTAAATCTACAGCGCGCGCATCATTCCAAAGTGCATCGAACTCTTCTTGAACCCAATTAATGGTGTCTGGGTCGTTGTCTTCCCATAGCAACTCGTAATTCACCTTCCAGGCTGAGGCACTTTCGTTGACGCTTCCTAAAAAAGCTGTTGCAGTTCCATCTGCGTGCTTGATGACACCAGCCTTACCGTGAATTAAGCCAAACGCCGAGTCTGGCAACACACGCACCTCAATTTTTTTGCTGGTTAAGGCTGCGTAAAGTGCTTGATAGCGGGGCAGTGCAATGGGTGGCGCATCTTCGGGCATGCCTGCACACCAGGAGCGACGCAATGCCGCCTGAGCTGCAGCCGCCGTGACTAAATCTTGCGGGTCAAGATCAGAGTTGCAGATGATCCGAATAGGTCCGGTGATTTTGGCAATAGCTTCACCCGCCACCTCAAAAAGGCTGGATCGAAAATAGCCTGCAATCCGGTCGTATGAGACAGCACCCTCAAGCCTTTGGTTAAGGACTGCATAGTCAAGCCGATTACGTCGGCTGGAGTGGCGTTGTAGCATCAGGCGTGATCGTTACGTAAACGGCCAGCGAGGATGCGGGCAGCTTCAGAGTCAGCTTGCCACTCGCCCATATCAGCAGTATTGCCCAACGCAGAGAGCCACTCCAGCAGGGCTACAAAACCCTCACGCTTTGTCCAATAACCTTGACCAAACGTGTCACGTAAATATTGGCGTCCAGGCTCAGGGCTGTTGTCTGCAGAGGTTGTTTCGCGAATTGCAAACATCAGGTGGCGTAGAGGAGATGTAGCAAAAGGGTGTGGGCCGTTAGCGGAAGCTCGGCCTCGTGCGCCAGATGTGTTTTTTGAGCCCAATTGGCCTGAGGCTCCTGAATTACCGGTGGTTACAGCGATCAAAATAGAAGCAGCTAGGCCGCTGGGTGTGAACATGCGGGCACCATTTGCTTTATCGCTTTTGAGCAGCGGCTTGATGTCGGCCACGCCGAAGCCACGTGCCAACTCCTCATACATGCCCTTGCGGCGCTCGCCTCGGCTCTCGATGTCCAGCGAGCGCAGGTAGTAGCGTTCGACCAGCGAGAGGTCGCGCCACGACGCATCCAGCCCACGGGGAATCAGCGTGTCGCAGGCAATGCCTAGCGCGCGTTCAATTACGGTCTGGAAGTCGCTTTTTTCGCCCTTGCCGCGCACGGCAAACACTTCGTGTTCTACGTCTTTGCCATCCAGGGTGCCGTAGTGCGTCAGCACCTTAAGGGCGGCGGCGTAGGCGGCCAGTTGATAGTCAGCATCGTTGAAGTTGGGCTCACCGCCTTCATCCAGCGCCTGCATGCTGGCAATCTGGCGCTTGACCTCATCTTCCACCAGCGGGTAAACCTCGTCCAAAAAGCCAGGTTCGTTGGCCGCACGTTTGCGCAGCACCAGGCAGACGGTACCCTGAACGTAGTTGCCTTTTTTGAGGCCAATTGCTTCGGTTTCGGTACTGATCGTCCATGCAGCCGTCGCTTTGAGACCGGCCGCCCACAAAATCATACCCAGGTCGGCCCACACGGCCGGATCTTGGTGGGTAAACATGACCATTTGCAGGCCGTTGTCGGGCATGTGGTGAGCAAGGTTTTTGTAGATCTCGACCATTGAACGACGGAAGTCTTCGCCATCGCCTCGAACTGCAAGCTCGGCACGCGCATCTGATGACCATTGTGGAAAAGACTTGCTGATTTGCTTGTCGTACCAAGCAAGGAAAAAGTCACATAGTTCATGGTAGTTCACTGCGTCAGCGTAGGGGGGGTCGGTTACCCAAAGGTCGCAGATCTGACGAAGATCACGCGCATCATCCATGGATACCTGACTTCGCAGCTGACTTTCAATCATCACCGCGCTATTTGTACCAATCGAAAACTCTCTGAGGCCGGACAAAGCTCTCGACCCAAAATTGAAAAGCGTGTTAAGCGCCTGATTTGAAAATGTTTGAACAAAGGCACCGATGCCTCCGCTTTTCGCGAGGCTTTTGTCCCAAATGCAGAGCTTCGAATCGAAGTTCGCCAACATCCCGGCAAGTAACATAGTCGCGGATTTAGCAGCGACGCTACCTCCAGCGACTTCAAGTGCAGCAGAGTATATTGATCCATGCATCAACAACTGCCTAGGTGTAAAAAGATGGTGCCAATGTGACCAACCACGCTCGCGGATGGGTTGATCGGTGTTGTAGCCACTGACAATTGCCTTGGACGGAATAAACCCTTCGTGCTGCCAACCAGCAAAGCGCTCACGCAGCAGCGCCAGCACCTGGGTTTCGCGCGCCAGGTCAGCAGCATCGGGTGCGGCATACCGGCGTTCCAGCTTGGGCCTGCCGTTACTCATTACCGTCTTGGCCCAGCGGATGCAATACAGCCGCTCTTGGAATACATCGCCGGCGCGCGGGACCACGTCATCATTGGTCCAGCGGCGCAAACCGTCTGTGCCCCGAAGCGCCTCCACTGACCATGTGCGGTTTGGGTTGAATGGGTCCACCACCCGGCTCTCAACTACGGTGGCACCCTTTTTTTCCTTGTACAGCCTGAACTCTGCATCTGAAACGGCAAGCACCTCAGGCAGCAATCGGTCGGAGTTGGCGATGCGCGTCCAGCGTGTGACCATGTTGTACTTTTCCGCCACCACCCAGCTCGGGGCCAAAGGGATGTAGTAGTCGCAGCCCTCTGGTTTCACTTCCACGCAGTACAGAAACGCCTCAGCCCGTTCGCCCCGGTCGTTGTGCTCAATGCCCCAGTCGGTGATTTGCTGGTCGGCAGCGGCAAAGGCTTGCTGCTGCACGCGGGCCACCTCGGCCTGCACGTCCGGGCCACCACCCAGCAGGTTCAAGCTGGCCCAGGTCAGCAGCCCGGCCACAGGGTTGAGGTCAGACCCAAACGCCTCGCAACCAATGCGCGCAGCCTCAAACGGGATGGAGCCGCCGCCACAAAAGCTGTCGCCCACGCGCGGGGTGTGGCCAAAAGTGCGCTGGCCAAGTTGCAGTACTAGCTCCGACAAATTGGACGCCGTGGTACCTAGGTGGGCGTTGATCTCGACCCAGGCAGTGGGGGTGGGGCCAGCGATGTTTTCAGGGCGCTCGCAATGCACTAAGCGCTCGGCATAGGTCAACGCTTCAAACTCGGCCCGATCGGAGATAGGGCGCATGCGCAAAGCGTCTAAGGCTAATTGTTCTTCGCTGCTGAGTGCCTCCCAAATTTGGGCGCACACAGCCGCCTTTTCCTCGTCACCCATGCCGTGGATGAAACTACGTGCGCCAAAGAATTCTTCTTGCACTTCAGGCGACGCGGCTTCGCGCCAGGCAGATGCAGGAATTTCACCCTTGCAGCGCTGCCAGATGCCGTCGTCGTCCATAGTCAGGATTTTGAGAAAAATCTCCCGGTCCCTTTTCGCATCGTTGCTGGCGGGCATCAACATGCCGATGATGCTAGCCCGCACCAACACCAAGGGTTTGCGCCCCCACCATTTACCAAGCCCGGTCAACGTCTGGCTGGCTCCGGCCTTGCGCTCTTTGTAAGACTCTGCCGACAGGCGAGCAATGGGGAACTGAGTTTCGATGAAAGTTTGCATAGTGGCTATATTCGTTATCAAAGTGAGAGTGAGAGCTGAGAGTGGCCAAGCAGCTCTCGACGCGCTTTAGGAGACAAGCCTTCACCCTTGATGAACGTGTTGTCGGCGATGGCTGCTCGCAAGGCTTTGCGCCATCCCACGCCTTTTTGCATAGCTTGCCCAGTTGTTGCCACTGTCATGGTGAACAGCCACCAACGCTCCTCTGGTGCCAAGGCCTCCCAGTTGCGTAGGGCATTGGGAATGTCATCGGGTGATGCTTCTTCTACCGCCCAGCAAAGTATGCAAAGCTCTTTGCCAAGCGAAGGGTGCACCGGAACTGGATTTCCAGGATTCTTTTGGAACTTGGCTAAAGGCAATCCATTTGCACGCAGTCGTCGATTCGCCTCTTCCCAAAAAGCGGGAGCAAGGGCCAGCCAACGGTTGCGATCAATCACAACCCTCAAAGATGGATCATTTGGGGCTGGTGCTGCAGCGGATCTGGCTCCAAGGTGATCTAGGTCGTTGCCACGGTGCTCTGTAATGCAAATCACGTCGCCACCCGCAGTGCCTTTGGGTACGTCTATCAGGAACCCGTGCCTTGCTTCCTCAGGCAGGAACCCTAGGCCGATGACCTTTCTAGACGTTGCCGAAGTGCTAGAAGAGCGCGCCATCGTTATTGGCTCACTTTAGATGCGTTAAAAGCCTGGTTGGTGGCTTTAAGCCAATCGAGCAGTACTTGTCCCGATGGGAAGCCAAGAGAACCAACATTCATGCGAAGACTTTCCCCTCCCACTATTGCTTGTAATTTTTCTGCCACAGCTTTGACTGAAGCAGCGTCATAACCCTCATCCAGCGCACCTGAGTATTCAGCGTTTTGATAGCCGTCAGCACTCTCCGCAGTTAGGCTGATGTCGTACGCTTTCACACCATTTGCTTTGTCCAGTCGCTGAATAAAGTCCCATACCAAGCCTGAATCATCTAGCTTGGTTTGCTGCGTCCAGCGGGCTGGTACCAAAGGATCTATTTGTGGACGTGTTTTATCCCCTCTTTGAGGAATTGAAATGCGGATGGGCTCTGAATGAAGATCGTATTCTTGACATAAAGCCAAGGCACACACCACCCGGCTTGTCTCAGGAACTTTGAACTTTCCATCGTAGGTGGCGTAGCCAGAATTTGTCGTTGGCGATGATCCGTCTGTGGTGTAGCGAATCGATATGCTGTTGGCTTTTGGAAGAACCAAAAACTCAATTTCGTAATGATCGCCACGATCATGTAACTGGTACTTGATTCGCAGTTTGGCCTTCCACTCTTTGACTTCACTGAATCGCGTGAGTGCCTCAGGATCCAGCGCCATAAAGCGATAACAAAGATTTTTTGCTTCAAACCTAGAGGGTGTAGGCACTGGGCTCGATGCTGCAGTTGGGTCTGTCAGCCCTGTCTCAAAAACAATATTGGGCGCGTGCAAGGGTTCAATTTTCAAATACGTGATGCCATCACCCTCGTCTTCAACGGAAAGCTCACGAATGGACACCTCTGGCATCGGAGGCGGAAAAGGCCCTCTGCGAACATGGTTACCTTCTTCACGCCATTGCCCACGGCGAAGACACTCTGCTTTTAGCTCGTCAAGAGCCGATGTTTTGTGGAGTGGCCAGTTTGTATTGACCGCTGCAGCCCGTTTGAAATCTGACCACAGGACAGTCTTAGATTCGGCTGAACCAAAGAGGCGCTGTTCAGCTTTATTGAGGAACCCGTCATCATCGATCTTGGTCGTGAATTTCTGAACACCTTCAAGGGTCTTTCGAATGGTGGCCTCACCACTTTGATTTCCTGCAAAGGCAAGGTCTGTACCCGTTGCGCGAAGAGCAGAGTTGATAGATGGGTAAACGATCTGGTCGAAGGCCTCCTTGAGTGCAGCAGTGAACTGTAGACCAACGCGGTCACGCAGGGAATCAAGTGCACGCCATTGAGGGTCATCAGAGGGCGTGCTTTCACTTTTAAGTTCGTCCTCGATGCTCTGGAGTGCACGAGTTTGTCTTGCGGAGTCGAGCACTTTTTGAAAAGTGTCCCTGGAGCCGGTAAGGAACAGAATTCGGTTCTTGTATTGCTGTTGATCCCACCATGCTTGCCAGTCGGTTGATACTGGCAATTGATTGGCCTGGCCGCCAGGGCGAACAATTACCAGCGTTGTCTTGTCTTGTTCGACTTGTACTTCGTCAGGTGGCGGCAAAACTTTGATGACTTGGTAGCAGTCGCGCATGGATGCAGAAAAATACGACTCCAAGTGCTCCCGCAACATACGTTCCACTGTTTCAGCATGCAGCGATAAGGCAGTGGAACGCAACTTTGCAGCGAGGTTCTGCTGGTTCTTAAAGTAAAGCCGCCCATCGGGCGAGTTATGCAAGTACCAAGCTCGCGTAGCTAGTTTGTCAAGTACGTTAGCTTTGAATGTACTGAGGTCTCGACCCGGACGCTGAAGGCAGTCTACAAGCTGATATTCGCGTAAACCGTGAATGGCCCCCGGTGTAGTTGAGAGCGATGCCATCAAAATTAAGCGTGCCGCATCAGATGCATCTGTATTGCCATTCGCAACATCAATTTGCTCCACTTCAGCGTCACCACCATGCGCGACATCATGCGCGATAGCTTCGCTCAAAGATGGATTAATGGTCCGAATTTCTGAGGCAATTTCGTCAACATTTAGATCCAGGTCATAAGGATGAATGAGATCTATCTTCGCGGCATTTTTAGACTCCCACAGGTTCGCAACGACCATTTGCATGAGACGAATAACGCCTCGAGTTTGCTGGAAGCCATCATTTTCTTTGAACTTGCCAACAAGTTCACGCAAGTCAGGATGGAACGGGTACGCGTCCATGACCCGGGTAAACAAAGCTTCTGGAACAGTAGTCGTCAAGCCCATCTTGTGAGCTTCGCGCAGTGCTTCACGGTAGGCTTCGGCTACTTGTTTGATCTCGGACTCTGACGCCACCGTTGCAAACAGTCGCTTACGCAAGATGTGATAAAGCTCATCTCCGTTGGGATTGACGGGAGTAATGGGTATGGCGATGCGACGTGATTCGGCTGTAATGCCTTGGATGGCTCGATTCAAGGCTGATTGAAGGCTGGATTGACCGATACCGAAATTCGTACCTGCCAAATCAGACAAAACCAAGCAGACGTTGTCCATATCAGCAACTGCAACAAACAGATTAGCCAGTGCTGCAGTGGTTACAACGCTCAGGTCTGCATTGCCTACAGGAACGGCAACCGCGTACTCGAGATAGGGGGGAAGCTCGTCAAGAAACAAAACTAAGGGATCGCCACCCAACAGCTGCTTCCAGGCTTCAGGTCCAGGAGCGCTTAACAAAGGGGAGACATAGGCAGCGAACTGTTGCCCTTTTCCAAGCTGCTCAGCAATGGAGCCCCAGATGCCGCCAGCCGCATCTGTATTTCGACCATTGAAGCCTGCGACGCGGCATCGACCAAGGCTGGGTGCGGGGTTGCTTTCCCCGAGAATGGTTTTTCGCAAATCGGCATCTTTTGCTAATAAACCAAGCGCAATCATGCTGTGCGTCTTACCACCGCCCATTGCTTGCGAGAGCATGAATACTGACGAGCCAGCGCCAGTTCCAGACAGGTGACGAAAAGCTCGATCAATCAGCGTTTGCATCCCGGTTGTGAAATAGTTCTCGTCAAAGAACTCTTTGCCATGCACCTTACCGTTAAGGAAGGTGTCCAAGCTGAGAACCGTGGCACGACGATCCGCAGCAAATACGGAGGGACGAGGGGTGCAAAGTGTTTGAAGTGTCATTTTTTAACTATCTTGGCTGGAATTTTGGAAAAATTTGATCTTGTTGAGACAAAGAGCGGCAAATGAATTTGATTTTCATAAATTAGACACTAGTCAACCTCAGTTTGAAGAGTTTCCTGGCCCCAGCGCGGCGCTCTCCACACCGTACAGCGTCTGATGATTGCGCAGCCATAAATGGTGTTCTTTGCAGTCCAAGCTGTGGTCAGTCGTGCAGTCCACTGACCAGCGCCGCAGTGCATAGCCCACAAGAGGGGCTCGCATGTCGATGCTGAACATGCCTTTTTCCATGCGAAAGTCAGCTTCGACAGCTTTGGGATGTTCTAGCCCTGGGTGCGGGACCATCTCCAGTCGAACAATTCGAGCCCACTGTGCGTCGGACTCAATTTGCTGGGCTTCTGGAATTGGTTTGTTCAGGTTCTTGGCTTTGACGATCCGAGTCAAAGAAAAGTCAGCAAAACGCTCGCGCTCGCAATCGTATGCACGCAAATGCCAACGCAAGCCAGTGTCAGCAAGCGCCAGAGGGCTCAGAGTCTTCGTTGATGCGCCAGAGGCAACAGAGAGGTAGCTGACTTTGACTTGGCGCTTGTTGGCAATGGCGCGCGTCAGCACGGCCAAGGTCTCAAGGTCTGGCTTGACGAGGTCGCTGGCGGTTTCGCATGGGACTGTGCAGCGCAGCTTGAGGTCTAGGCCATCTCCAAACCCGGATCTAAACCAAGTGAGCACGCGGTCAGCGGTGTGCTCGAACAGCGGCGAGAACTGCTCCGTGGTGGCGTAGCGACGTTGGCCAGGGTCGTAGACGATATTTTGCGGTGCCAGGCGGCGGTAGGCGATGAGGTCTCGCGCTGAGGCCGCCGGTTTGATGCCGAACCGGCGTTCAACGTCGGCGCGCGTCAGATCCCCGCAGAAATACGCCTTAACCTCGATGTATGACAAACGCTCCCGTTGCGCTTGGGAAAAGTTGTCAAGATGAACCACCACTTTCTTTGTGCCCACAAGCTTATTCCTACTGTAATGAGGTGAGTCAACTCTAACATGTGATGGTACTTTGCTCTATCTTTTTGATGTTGAATATGGTGGTCTCAACTAATTTATTTGACTGGTGAAGTGCGCCTCCTGCGCACCCCATTCCATAGGAAACGGCTCCATCAAGTCCTTCATCGTCATGTGCGCCGGGTGCTTGCCGCTCAGGATCGATTCAATGATGGCCGGTGAAAGATAGGCCAGGCGCAGGATGCGACTCACAAACGAGGCGCTGATGTTCTCGGACTTGGCCAGGTCCTCGATTGAGGCGTGGGTGCCGTCAAACAATTTTCGGTGCCAACGATGGCCACGTGCCACCAGCTTGACCATTGAGTTGTCTATCAGGGCTTCGCCCCGCTCTATGGCTCGTTCACCGTTGGGCAGCATGATGACTGCCTTGCCCCCACGTTTGCGAAACGACATGGGTATCTCGGTGCTGAAACCAGTTGGGGTGTCTTGATTCATGCGGCCTCCAGTTGTTTTTCGGGTGCGAGGGTGTCCCGCAGCAGTTTGTTTAGACCCTTGTCTTGCCACTTGATCGTGATCCCGTCCTTGCGCACGGTGATGCGCTCGACAAGGGTGTGCAGGATCTTGGCCTGCTCGGCAGGAAACAACTCGTCCCACACCGCGTCGATCGACTGCAGGCTGCTAACAGCATTGGCCTCTTCAACCTTTGGGCGCTGGGTGCCAATTCCCCGCACCGCATGCGATAGCACTTCAGGCGAGCGAAGGATGCTGCGCATCTTTTCAACGATAACCTGCTCAATTTCTCCGGCGGGGATGCGCTGGATGTCGCAGGCCTCCTTGCCGATCTTGATGAAGTCCGTGTTGATGTAGTAGCGGTAGGTCTTGTTTTGCTTGCGCGTCCAGCCCGGCGTGAATGCCCGACCTTGCTCTGAGAACAGCAACCCCCGCAGGATGGACGGTGCGCTGCCACGTCCGGCCAGTCTGGCCTTTTGCATCGGCGCGCCACTCTTGAGGTGTGCCTGTACGGCGTCCCAAACTTGCTGGGTAACGATGCCCTTGTGCTGGCCGGGGAAGTGCTGGCCCTTGTAGGCGGCAATGCCAACATAGACCGGATTGCCGAACATCTTGTAGACGGTGCCCTTATTGAACAGTTTGCCCTCGCGGGTCACGCCTTTGATCGTGGTCCAGGACTTGGTGGTCACGCCGCGAGTTCGAAGGTCTTTGACGATGGTGGCCATAGACGGCGTGGCGGCAAAGCGGGAAAAAATCTCCTGGACCAGCGCAGACTCTTGCGGGTTGGCCACCAGCATGCGGTCAACCACGTCATACCCCAATGGCGGCATTCCGCCCATCCAGATGCCACGCTGCCGTGACGCGGCGATCTTGTCGCGCACCCGTTCGCCAGATAACTCACGCTCAAACTGGGCAAACGACAACAAGATGTTCAGGGTCAGTCGCCCCATGGAGGTGGTCGTGTTGAAGGATTGGGTGACCGATACAAAGGTCACCTTGTATTGGTCAAACAGTTCCACCAGTTTGGCAAAGTCAGCCAGAGACCGTGAAAGCCTATCGATCTTGTAGACCACGATGGTGTTGACCAAGCCTAGGCGCACATCATCGAGCAGGCGCTTGATGGCTGGGCGCTCGAGTGTGCCGCCGGAGAAGCCGCCGTCGTCATAACGCTCATTGAGCATGGCCCAGCCTTCGGACTTTTGGCTGGCGATGTAATTGGCGCAAGCATCAAACTGGGCATCAAGCGAGTTGAAGTTTTGGTCCAGACCCTCTTCGGTGGACTTGCGCGTGTAGACCGCGCACAGCACTTTTTTGGTGTCAGTCATCAAATGCTCCTTCCGCCAAGCAAACCAAAAAACGTCCAGCCGTTTCGGTTGGTCCCGGTAATGACCATAGCGATGCGCGATATGGACTTGTAGCGCTGGCCCGCGTACTCAAAGTCGTCGATGTGGACCAAAACCTCGTGGCGCTGGCCGTCCCACTCACGGATCAGGCGTGTGCCGCTGATAGGTCTGCCGTCAACGCGGCGGCGGCGGACATCGGGCTTGCCTCCGTCGAGTTGCTCCCCAAGCTTTTCAAGTCGCTTGACGGTCTCCCGCTTGAGGCCACCAAGGGCCACCTCCTGTATGCGGTAGGCAAGGCGCGTTTCAAGGAAGCGGCGGTTAAAGGGTGGGGCCTGAGTCAAGAACATTTCTTGCCACATCTGCTTTAGGTCAGCCGTGGGGGCCGTCTTGAGGGCTGCAACGCGTGCAACAAGTGAGTCATTCATGGGTGTTGTCCTTGGTAGTTGTTACACCTGTATGAACGCTCTCTTCGGCGCGCTTAGCAAGTTGAGCTTCGCGTTTCTGGCGATCCAGCATGCGAATGGCGCCTTGGGCCAGGATTGCGCCGATGACAGCCATTGGGCTGGGCTCGGCGGGCAGGGTTGGTGTTGGGGTGCGTTTTGGGGAGGTCATGTAGGTTCATACCGCCGCCGGGGGTTGTTTTTCTCAGGGCAGTAGCTGGCAGATCTGCCCCTTCACGTCCCACTTGCAATATTTTTTGTCGTTGCGCTATAATGCAACGACGTAACGACAATATAGGACTTTCATGAACCCATTTGGCACCTATGTGCGCACCAAGCGAGAGGAAGTCGGCATGACGCTGACCGAATTCGCTCGGCAACTGGAGATCAGTCCCGCCTACTGGTCTCGCATTGAAACGGGGCGTGAAAACCCCCCGAAAGATGAATTGATCGAAAAAGCAGCAACCATCCTTGGCTTGAGCGAGGATGAGTTGTTCATTGAGGCATCCCGTCTGCCCCCCGACATGCAAGATGAAGTCGCCGAGGTCGTTCGTCTGTATCGTGCCATCAACAAGAAACCGTAAGACTCACCTATGCCCGCCCTCAAACTGCACTATCGACATAACCACCGTTATGAGCCTTATTACACCAACCATGGAGACATCGAAAGGGTGGCTGCTCAGGTGCGCAAGCAACTTGGGCTTTCTGACCGCCGCGCATTGACCATTTCAGATGTTGCAGCGATCAACGAACTAAATGTAAATGGCGTGGCCTACGATGTCTGGTTGGATCTTGACCACCAGGTCCATGATGAAGACAACAATCCCGTGTTTGGGGTGTTTGAATTCACCCCTAATAGTTCGGTCGATGCCGTGTCGGTGTGCGTATCCCCTGCGGGCTCAGGCATGAGCGAAGAACTGCGCTTGTCGACCTTGGCCCATGAAATGGGCCATGCAATTTTTGATGGTCCAGCGCTTGTGTCGCACCACCAGAATCAGCCGCTTGCAGATTTGATGCAAAGCGGTACTGTTCGGGCTTTTAGACTGGTGACAGAAACGCAAGCCCAATTGCAAAAAGCGGACAACCTTCTGCCACCGCATATTCGATTTGCAGAACTTCGCGCCAATGAATTCATGGGTTCGCTCTTGGTGCCGCGTGAACTGTTGTGGGACGCGGTGATGGAAGAAGCTCCCAAACACGCGCTTGAAATCAAATACGGTGAAGACACACTCTTCGCGGAGACACCGGATGGTGAAAAAAAGATTGTTTGGTCTGAAGTCACCCATGACATGGACTGCTGGTCGTTTACACGCGTCTTGGCTCCGCACTTTGGGGTCAGTCCGGCATTCATTGAAGTGCGCATGATGCGCTACGGAATGATTCCGTCGGATAACAAGGCCAACTGAACAGGGCACCAAACAGCGGGCACCTGCGGGTGCCTTTTCTTCAACTATATCGTTAACCATTGACTAAACGCGCAAAGGCAAAAGAAAATGAAAACTGAAACCATTGACCAAATCTACCTCGACGCAGCTATCGCTGCAGCGGCAACTCGAACTTACCGCCTAGCGGCCCGCTTGGGCCTTCCTAGCGCCGACAGAGAAGACATGCAGCAAGAGTTACTGCTCGACTTGATTGAGCGGGCTCCAAGTTTTGATCCGCAACGCGCCTGCGCCAACACATACACCGGCGTTGTCTCCCAACACCGGGCCGTCGAGGTGCTCGATGGGCTGATGAAGGACCGCGCGCGCATGTGCTTCTTCTCAGGAGGCAGTGAAGCGGCCAATGACGCGCAGGTGGGGGAACCTGATCGGTACTTCGACGACAACGTGGTGCCGATGTGGGCTGATGACCCCGATCTGATCGGTGTCTACATGGCTTTTTTGGATATGGATAAAGCCCGCAGGTACATGAAGGAAGAGCAAATCGATTTTTTCGATTTGCTTGATGCCCACCTCGACTTGTCCAGTGCCTGCAAAGCCAGTGGCATGTCCAGTGCCACGTTCTATCGACGCGTCACTGAAATGCAAATGCACCTTCGAATGTTCGGTTTTAAGTCTGCGGCATGAGCCCAATGTCGCAGGCCAAAGTGGCCTGAGAAAAACCATGACCTCAACCAGTAAGAACCTACATATCGCGTGAAAAGCAAAGAGCAATTAGCTCAGCCATCAGCGCGATAGCAAGAGACGGCAACACACTCGGTTGGGTTGTAGCCAATTGATCAACACGCTGATGGAGCCTGAAATTGTTAGCACCAACAAGACTTCTCGAAATCACCCAGGCACACCTGGGTTTGCCTCCAGACCCGGAGCCGTTCATGCAGGAGCGCAAGGTCTATTGCCCGACTGTTGCCTTGAGCGAGGCAAACCTGTGCGACTGGATTGCCAGTGCATCAATTGGTCAGGCCATTCTTTATCACGAGGGCTTGTTACTGCGGGATCGCTCAGAAATCAGCAGTGACCGCTCTACCAGGGAGCGCGCACGTATTCATGCCGTAGCTCGTAGGGCCTGGATCGCTTGCGAATTCGGACTGGTACATCTTTTCAGCCAGCGTATTTCAGACAACAACTATCGGTATCTGGCCATACGAACAAGTAGTTCTTTGAAGCCACCCGAAATCCGTGCTCGGCTGCGCACCGCAGAACCTGCCCCTCGTAAAGCCCATTGAAAGAGAGAAAAATATGATCGCTATACCCACTGTGCTTGATGAAATCGGCCAGCTTTCCATGGCGGAGCTTGATGCTTTGTCACTTGCCCAACTGGACAACCTGATCAGGTTGGTCAGTGAAGTTCGTGATACCGCGCGACACTACGAAGCGGCGCTGCACTCAACGCTGAATAATCGTTTTGCACAACAGGCCCAGCAACTTCGTCAAGAGGCTGGCAAGTCCACCGGCACTGTGCGCTTTGAGGTCGACGGCTATTTGATCGTCGCCGATCTGCCCAAGCGCCCCGAATACAACCAGGTCAAGCTCAAAGAAGCCGTTGAAGCCTTGCGTAAGTGGGGCGAAGATCCAGAGAACTACGTTGGCATCGAGATCAAAGTTGCCGAGTCCAAGTACACGGCATGGCCACCCGGTATCCAGCAGTTGTTTGAGCCAGCCCGTACTGTCAAAACCGGCAAGCCCAGCTACAAGCTCGAGCAGATCGTCACGGGCGAAGTGCCCGCTGCCGCCAATGACAGCCATTTTGGTGGGGGTGTGTGATGGCCATGACGCTCGCCCAACTGACCCGTGCCAACGCACCCAAGCCGCCTCGCATTCTGATTCACGGTGTTGCTGGCGTTGGTAAAACCACCTTCGCCGCCGAAGCCAACAAGCCCGTATTCGTACAAACGGAAGATGGACTGGCAACGCTTTCG